CATGCTACCGCGCATGGTGTCTGCGTTCAGTTGTATTAATTCATTTTGTTCCGTGATAGATTTATTTGTTGCATCCCACGCTTCGCGTTTGGCTTTTTCGGCTGCCTCGGTTGCTTTCTTAATTTCTTCAAGCCTTTTCTTTTCTCTTTCAGGTGCGCTTGCTTCTAATTCGGCTTTTTTTGTTTTTATAAGCTCGATCCGCCTTTGGTTTTCTTGTTTTAGCAGGTCTAATGCTTCAATTCGCGCGTTTAGTTCTTTGTTTTTATTCTCTTTCCATTTCTGATAGGCTTGCGCCTCTAAATCATTACCGTGTCCTATCCCTACATTCAATAAACCGAAAAACTTTTTCCATGCTGGAATTGCATCAGAATTTAGTGTTGATGTTGTTTCGGCTAAAACGTTTGTAAGTTCTCTAAAAAACGGGGCTAATGCTTGTGTTAATATACCCCCGACAATTTCAGAGAAATCACCGAATGCCATACTTGCCTGCTTCATTGCACCGGTCCCAACTTTGGCCGCTGCTTCTGCCTGACCTCCGTAACGTTCATTGAATATCTTTTGAATTTCAGACGCCTTTTGCGCTGCGGTCATCGTGGAATCAAGCTCAACCCCGTATCTGGCAAGTGCATTTGTTCCAGTCATGATAGACTTAGCCACAAGCATGGATGCACTATTAAGGTCTTGCCCAGTTACGGTTGAATAATCTTGTATAAGTGGGATAAGGTCTTTAATCTGCTTTCCAGTTAACCCCATTACGGCTAATTGTTTTTGCGCTCCAATTGTTTCCTCATCACCAAATAGCCGCTTAGATTGCAGTTGTGATGCCTGGTTAACAAGTTCTTCCTGTAATTGCTTACGCCCATTAAGTGCTAATAGTAATCCTGCTTCCGCTTTAACTTGTGTATCATACGCCTCCATTGAGGCTTTACCCCACTGTACAATTGCCCTAATGCTAAATGCAGAAGCAATGCCAATCGCTAAATTTTTGAATGAATTATTTAACTGACTTGGGGCTTTTTGAGCCTCATTCATCCCCTTATCAAACTTATCCTTTTTTAGTCCAAGTTCCGCGTAAAATTCAGCAATTTTAGCCATGTCAATTAAGTTTAAATGCTTTCTTTGTCAGTTCCCAATCTTCAGGGCTTATGTACGCCTCTTTAATTGGCTCGTCAAATATACAAGTGTGTATATCTTGCAGTGTAATTTTTGATCCTACGGATCGGAGTTGTGCTAAAATTATATGTCTCGTGTAATCCCATTGGCGGTCTAATCTAACCCTGTAACCCAATGCCGCCCGCTGGTATTCAGACCAAGTTAGATCGTAAAACACAGCGGGCAGCAATCCAAGTTCACCTAATGCGAAATCTTCTATTTCCGCGAAGGTTTCTTTTTTTTTTGAGGATCAGGCTCCGGCTCATTATCAACAACCTTTGCAATAATATCGGACATCGTCTTACCGTTAGTTCTTGATTTTGCAAACGTCTGCCCTATAATTTTCATCGCTTCCGGGTCCGCATCGTCAAACCAATCTTGCACTTCGTAAATACTTTTAGGTGCTGGCAGGTCTGAATAACCGGCCAAACAGGCATATTTACAGCCAGCGTAGGTAATCCATGCAACGAAGGACAACTCATTTAGCCCTTTGGTAATATCCGCTAACGGCAAATTCCGCTCGTCTGCAATGATTGACCATGCACCCATTCCGAACTTTATAGGTCTGACTTTCCCACCAATGTTTACCTCACAATATCCGCTTACTTTGTTCATCTTTATGATCCGCTTACTGTTTTTTCTTCGGGGTCTCCAGTGTTCTGAATGCTGATTGAATAACTTGCCAGTGAGTTTTTGTCGCCAGTTACCGATACGGAGGAGATGAACCCCTGTCCTGTCCAGTAAGTTGCGCCAGATGTAATTTCGCCCCAATACCAGGTTAATTCAGTCCCGGCCATAAGGTAAGCAATCGCTTCACTTGTACCCTCAACTGAATCTGGATCATAAAGCCCCCCGACTGACAGGGTGCAATTTGCTTCACCTGCGATAAATTCCTTAAATTTTACAGAATCTGCGGTTGTTGCATCCAGCATATCTGCATCCATCTGCATTGATCCGGTTGTGCGTGCTGTTATCGCAACTCCATCGAACTGCATAACAAACTTTTTTCCGTCTTTTTTCATTTCGCTTTGTTATTAAGTTGTTGATTCAATTTGTAATTCAATCCTGATTATTTTACGAATGATATATCCTCTATCTGTCGGCTCATCAATGTAATTCATATTTAAAATGGTACTTTTTGCAATTGCAAAGCCGGTCATTAATTGGTACTTATCAACCAATGCAGTCAATAATGTGTTCCCGATTGTGTCGGCTGTCTTGCGACCTCCCTTGTTTGTGTCAAAATTAGTAACAATATCCAATAGCAATTCAGTGTCCCATATAACCTGATCAGATGTAAAGGCATCCGAACTGTTTATGTCCGATATATGTACGTAATTACCTGTCGCCTGTTCCGGCACACGGTCATAAATCGTTAGGCTGTTGGCCGTTGCAATAGTCTGTAATAATTTCCTCAATTCGCTATCTGGGCTTGTCATTGTTTTGCAATTAGTTGCTTAATAGCGTTTATGAATTTTGACTTCTCGGCTTTGAATGCTGGATAAAGAAACGGCTGTGCGCGTTGCCCGTTTTTAATCAGGCTAACAGCTATCGGGTAGGCTGCCTTTTCATCAATTCCTTTCTTCTGGCACCATTTTTTAATATCTTTATAAAATTGCTCAAAGTTAGCCGGTGAGGTAGTCTTGAACTGTGATGCATATTCAGCAAGTTCAGCCGGTATATGCGCTTTACTTTTCGTTCCAAACTCAACAAAAGGAGCGTATTCGAGATTCGTATTAACCCGAACTGATAAACGGTTGCGGCTTGCTATTGGCCGGATTGAATTAATAAGCCTCGATTGATACCTCGGTGCTTTGCTTTTGGCTGCGCTGGCAATCTTAACTCCAGACAATTGCGTCAAGTCCTGAAGCTGTTTAGTTTTCTTTTCATTAAACTTCTTCAATTGGGCTTGAAATCGCTTCATTTCTGCCGCTGAAATACCGATTGTCTGTTGATCGCTCATGACTTTTCTGTTGCGGTTATGTAATGCCAAAAGTCGTCCGTTTCAATCCCGGTGATGTTCATTCTGCGATTGTTCCAAACAAGTAGTAATGACCTGCTCAATATTTCATTTTCAGGTCTGCGAAGCGTGATGCTGAAATTATTTTCACCAACTACCTGCCCGCTGGTTGTTGATTCTGATTGAGACAATTGGCGAACTTTAGCATACCTGGTTGATGCCAGCGCCTCGGTTGATGTGAACCCACCCTCTCCATCCGCTATTTGTGTAACGGTGTAAAGTGATACCCTATGTTTTAGTTCGCCCGTGTTCATCAGATTGCAAGGTTTCTGCCTCGTTTCAAAATTATGTTTTTCGCTGCCGGAGCAATATCGCTGTTTTCCCTGTTCATGTAGTAGTAAGCGGCTTGCATCAATACGGCCAACTTCAATTCAGGATCAACTGTTTCCGCCCCGGCTAAATATTCGACCTGCACCTTCTGCCCGGATGTGATGTTAATAGTCGGATAGTTCGGTGTTCCCCCTTCTGTGTAGCCGGTTGTGGCTTCGTCTGATACCAATACTTTAACAATCTCCTGAAGCGGTGATATAGGTAGTTCCAGCCATCCTGTATTGCTGTCAACATCCCAAATGGACACCACTTCACCCTCGTCGGATAGGCTCAACCCTGTGGCGTGCTCAATGGCTGCCTGTGCTGCCGGTATGATGGTGCCAGTTATCAGTGTGTCATCTGTCGAGTGGTCAATTCTTAACCACGTCTTTACCTCTGCTGCTGTAACCGCTGCCGATGTTGGGGTGATTGTGTAGCTTATCATTTGCGCTTTGGTTTTGATCTGGTTACCTTCTTAAGTTCTTTTGTTTCGCCATCATATGGTGAAACAGGAACATAAACAGCACAATTTTTAACCACCAACCCGGCTGCATCTGGTTCAGGAGCGGTGAACAAATCCCCTCGCTTATAATCTTTACCGCTATAAATAAACGGTCTTATCGCCTTTAAT